TGTATACCATAGTAGCGCATTTATAGAAATATTATGGATCTGTTACAGCTCTTCGAGGTGCGTAGTAACCAAAGTATCTAAAAGATGTACAAGCAGCACCTGCGGGAGATATACCTAAATCATTTCTAACAGCAAAATAAGGAGTAAAGGAATTAGCACCTGCTACTCTGGGGAGAGCGACTTCAGCTGAATTGTTAATGCTAAAATACGCACTGAGAGCGTCTACTCTCACGCTAAAATCAGTTATTGGCTGGCCAGATTGCGCGGTCGGTGCCACAAAATTAGTAACTAAAATATTAGCAGTACTAATAGGATCGGTTCCTGTAGTAAAACATATATAGTTAGGATTACCTGAATAACCTGCATTAGTCCAAGTTACTGTACCGTCAGTTACGGTTGTTCCGTAATTTAATGGCCATGTTGGTTCTGTCAAGTCTGTAGTGCCTGCTGTAGTACAAATATACTTTCTGCCGTTAGAAATTGTAGGAACAACTGAGTATCCTACTGATGCACCAAAATTTGAAGTCCAAGTAGCAGATGCAGGGGATACATAAGCTACACCTATACTGTTTTCATGAATTACCTTATTAGGAGAAGCTGTGCCACCTGACTGTTGCCCGAAACCAAAAGAAAAAGATGAGTTATTGGTAAAAGTTCTTACATTTCTTGCTACAATAGTGTGCTGTGTTATTGTAGGTGTAGAAGGATTTGCATTTATGAGAGCCGCGCCTGTATAGTTATTTCCTGGAAGAAAAACAGCTGCTGTATTTAAAGATGAAGTAATACCAGCAGCTGGAGCTATGATTAAACCGGAACTTGCTCCACCTACAGCTGCTCCCGCTCCCGTACCTGCTAGATTCCATCCTATTTGGCCTAAAGTTCCCGAAGTCGAGCCTCCACTCATAAAAAAATCTTGTAAAAAGACATGAGAGGGTATAGTTATAGGAGTAATAGGTCTTAAAACATCAGACGGCGTTGGGTTTCCTCCAAAGGTAATAGGCATAGATTAAACTCCCTCCCAAAAGATATATTGTGCTGACAGACCTGTTGTAGTATTAACTGATACATCTCCTTTATAGCGATCATCAGAAAACTTTTCCCCTCTCCCGTCTCCACCTGCTGTACCCGGGTACAAGATAAAATTAAAAGAAGAAACATTACAACCAAGACCGTATTTAACGAGCAAAGGTTGAGTTCCTAAATTCTGACCAAATAATGTAATTCTATTAGCATTAGCGGACAAGACCTGAACACCGGTGCCTGAAGGAACGGTTCCTAGAGTCTGTGCTGATAAAAAGTTTGATACTGAAGCATACCCGACATCAAAGGTAGTAACTGAATCTATATCTTTATCTAAGTCACCTTGAAGGGCCATGGCACCTCCAGTTTGGACATCAATGGTGAGATTAGCATTTACCCCTGTTAGAGAAGGAACAGCAGATACAGAAGTAACTGGGGAATACGAAGTAGCGTCTTGGTAAACACCGTATAGAGGATCTCTTAAATCATCTAAAAATATTTGTAGTCTATCCGAAGATAGCATTGATGTGGTATCAGCCGACAAGGTAACAACATTATTAACTATATTGCCTCCAGCTGTGGGGTCAGCGAAATTATAAATTATAATATTCTGAGAAACATTGGTTATCAATAATAACTGATCCTGGAGAATATTATAAGAAAAACCAGACAAAAACACCTGTTTGGTACTCGGTGAAAATGTATAATTGGTTATTAAGGTCTTCATTATGTTTAATATTTATAATGCTATTGCAAAAGCTAAAGCTAGAGATTTGGTGCAATATGTAGCAGAATTTTGGGAAAAATTAGTATAAGTGTCTTGCCAATTACCGGAAGCTTGTTGATAAGTGGTTGTAGGTAATAGCTGACTAGTTAAAGTTCTTGTAAGGGTTAAAGGTGTTAAAAGACCTGATACAGAACTTACTGTTGAGTTGGTAGCAAAAGTACCTGATACACTTTGATAGGCTAGAGAGGTATTATAAGCATTATTCCAGTTAGCTGAATTTGACTCAACTGCAGTTGAAGAACTATTATAACGGCCTGATACAGAGCTGAAAACAGTTGATCTATCAAATGCTGTATTCCAGTTAGCTGAATTGCTTACAACATTACTATAAACATTTTCATACTTTCCTGAGTTAGCAGCAAAGGTAGTATTAATAGAAGACAAATTAACCGTGTTGCCATTAGATATAGATAAGCTGTATGATGAGGGAGTATAGCTTAGAGTTTGACTGTCAGTTTCTGTGGTTAAAAATATATCAAAAAGATCGGTGCCTGACGACAACAACTGCCCTCTGACATCTGCAGAGCTAAGGGTAACCGGGACGGTAGAAAGGTAATTAGTAACTGTAGGAATAATTTCAGCTGACTCTTCCCAGCTACCAGAGTTAGCCTGGACATAAGTAGCTACATCATAGCTAAAATCCCAATTAGCGGAGTTGCTTGTCAAAACGGTTAATGCTTGCTGTCCTCCATTCCAAGTACCGGAGATAGCTGCTATAAAGGTTTCCAAATCTACCACCTGACCGGATAAGCTCTGCAGATCTATTTCTAAAGCCTTAGCAGATAACTCTCTCCAGAGATCAGTTTGAGTCGACAGGGATCCAAATATAGTACCCCAAAGAGCTAATGTACCATCAACAACAGACACATTATATTGCTCTGTCGTAGTAATGACTGACAGATTAATATACTCTGTAGAGGTATTAATAACTAAGGTATCGCTCATTTATTTGGTAATGTCTGCTGTAATCTCCCAAGAGCCGTCAACATAGGTCTTAACCACTCCGTTAGCAAAAGTAATTTGTATATCATAGAGATACTTACCGAAGGGTATATCAACGAGAATAGGAGGTATAGTGAAGATTCCTTGAGCAGCATTAGTAATGACTATAGTAGAATCAGTAGTAGAAAGAGTGAAGATTGCAGGAGCATCAATATCCTCCCGGAGCTCCATCTTAATAGCGGCATTTGTAAGATCAACCGGCTGACCGTTAGAAGTAATTACTATTGAACTTATACCATCCCAGGTATCACCTCTGCGATGGCTTGGTATATTATAGGTCATATACCTATATTTATGGAACTTTTTGCCTTACTTTAGAAGTATGTTAAGCTGGTGGCGGTGTTGGCGTAGAAGCTCCGGTAGCCTGCGTCGGAGGACCAGCCTCAGGAGCCGCTCCGGCTCCAGCTTCAGCGCCGCCCGTTGTAGGGGTTGCAGCTTCAGGAGATTCTCCTGCAGTTGGACTAGAGCCGCCAAATTCAGGAATCTCTGAACCTCCCGCACTACCGCCGCCACCAGGTGCACTACCTGCTTCAGCTCCTCCGGCTTCAACACCGGCTTGAGCTGCTAAAAGCTCTCTAAAATTAGGACCTGAAGACTCAATCTGGGCAATTTCCCAGCGAAGAGCGGCATCTTTCTTGATCCATTCTCTATTCTCCTTCATCATCTCGTCAGACCACTGTAAGTAGTACTTCTGGGCATAAGAAGGAGCTATTGAATTGTTCTGGGTTGCTGTATTAAAGTTTTCAAATTTGATCTGTAAGAGCTGCTGCTCTCTCATTGCCATGAATGAGGTCGGAACATTAAACTCAACCTGTAAAGCTCTTTCACGGATCTTGTACTGCTTCCAAAAACCTTTAAGCTTAAGGTGAGCAATAAAAGTATCCTTAACACCCATAGCAAACTGCCTTTGAATGCGGATAATAAAGCGAGCAAATCTTAATTCGTCTCGTGTAATCTCAGCACCGTCCTTGAAAGGAGTATCTTGCTGCATGAAGCGAGAGGTCGGTACTTTGAGAGAGTTATAAAGCTTCTTGAGGAAGTAATTGAGATCGTCAAGCTGTCCTAAGTTCTGACCGGCAGGAAGAGTATCTACAGTGGAGCCGTTGCCTTGAGCATCTTTGGTAAACCAGTAAGCGTCAAGCATGGACTGAGGATCGTAGATGTTAGTAACCCGGCCCCCTGAGCCCTGACTTGAGTCAAAGTTCTTCTTAGTCCAATAAGACTGCATGAGACGTTTGAGGTACGCTTCAGCCTTGGGTGGAGGCATGTTGCCAGTGTAAATGGTGAATCTAAGACGTTCTGGTGCTCTCACTAGGCGATAAATGACAATTGAATCTTCAATAAGAGATAACTGACGATAAGCTCTCTTAGCATTCTCAATAAAGGGCAGACGGATTGACTTATACTCGTTCCAAATACCGGAGTTAATATAAGAGACCTGAGCCTTATTCATAAAGAATAGCTCTTCTTGATCCTTACGGTTCATTGAGGTAGCCGGTCCTACAACAGGCTTACGAATTAAAAAGCCTTTTACTAGCTCATTCTGAACGTTTTGATAAACGGGGTTGATGAGCTCAGAGGGAATAGAAACTAGACCGAAAATGCCTAAGTTCTTACGATCTTCGTCAATGATGTTCTCAAAATATAGCTCTCCGTCAATAAGAAACTGTCTAAAATATTCCCAGCCTTTATCTTCCAGTTCAAAAATTTCGATAAACTTTCTAAACTCTTTTTCAATAGTATCCTTAGTCTCTTTGGTATAATTGCCTCTTAAATTGAATTGTACAATATTGTCATTCTCATCCTTGACAATACATTCATCGCAAATCTCATCAATACAGTCAGCCAGTTCAGCAAAAGCTGCCATACGGCGATAATCCTGCAAACGTCTGGTCTTATCCTTGTCAACGTTAGCGTAGATGAAGGCTTGATAGTCTTTATTGATCTGTAAAGCACCAGGTGTACCAGGACCCGAACCGAACTGCAGATCAGGGTCTTGTAAAAAAATGGATTGATCTTGGATGAGTTCTTCTCTTTTAGGACCAACCCCCTTAAAGTCCTGGAACTTCGGGTTCCGTTCCATCATGCTAGAAATTATACTATATGCGTACGGAAGTCTTGAAACAAATGCCCCTAATAAATTCGTAGATGGAAACGCTTGATCTTGAATCGGTCCTGTAGTATTACCGGGGATAGCATTATTGTAAGTATAAGCCTGATGAATCATTGTATATTATTTATTAAGTTGCTTGTATTCTTCAAAGACTAATTTACTATATAAAGACTATGGAAGAGAATATACAACTGCAAACTATTACCTGGCTACAGCAACAAATAGATGCTATTAACGCAAAAGCTACTCTAATTGGCGAAATGCTTATGGAGGAAAACAATCGAGAGCTTATAGAAATTTTAGACAAAAAGCTGGCAGAATTGGAGCATGAATGTAATATACTAGGCCAAAAACTTGAAGTGGAACAAAAAATATTTACAAAATCTCTATGAACAATTCCGTTAAATTAATAGGTTATTACGGTTCTGATGAAACTCATGCATGTTCGGCATGGACATCTACAACACGAGAAATAACAGAAGAAAAAAAGAAACGAATACCTCAGTTATTGAAAATGCTTGCTGAGAATGGACATCACACCCCTTTTGAAAAATCGTCTTTACACTTTTTAGTTACTTCAGACATTGCTTCTCATATTCATTTATTAAAACATCGTATTGGAGTCTCAATTAATGCTGAATCAGCTCGTTATAAAGAGTTAAAAGAAGATAATTTCTATATACCGGATGATTGGTCACCGCACTGGGCCAATAGACTAAAACAATATACAGAAGAAGGACTAAAATTATATCATGAATGTATTGAGTCTTTAGTTAATGACTTAAAATTTGATAGAAAAAGAGCTAAAGAATCAGCAAGGTACTTTAGAACATACAACACACAGATAGATTGTGATGTAATGTTTAATTGGAGATCGTTTTATCATTTTCTTAGTCTTAGAAATAAACCAGACGCGCAAAAAGAAATTAAAGAAATAGCTGCAGAAATGTTAGAACTGGTAAAAAGTGTAGAAGGTAATCCTTTTAAGTACACAATTGAGGCATTTCAGGTTTAACTGTAGACTTATATCCTTTATATTCTGTATAATAACAAAATCCATTGCAAAAGCTTTAGAATGGAATTAATATAATATAACTTTATGCACGGACGATTCCCAATACTCAACAAATACTATATTCAACATGAAATCTTTCCTCTTCTCTCAAAAGAGGAAAAGAAAAATGTTTACTTCCCTTCTAAGGAGCAAAGATCAAAAAGAGTTACTAAAGACGATCTTCGCTTGAATAAAGAAGATGAAGAAGTTCTGAACAAATATAGAGCAAAATAATTTATGAAACCTTCAGCAGCGGGCAAAGGAGATGACCTCCGTCCAGTAAAAATATCTCAATACGTAGAAAACTTTGACAAAATTAAATGGTCAAAGGACAAGCGCAAACCCACTAAAATAAAGAAGGGAAAGCAGATTTACGTCTATTGAGAATAAATATTAATAGCTTAGATTAACTAAAAGAACAAAGCTTATTTGTTGTTGTCGTAACTTCGAATAAGCTCTTTTAGTCTATTGAAAGCTATACAATGATCTTTGATCAATTATTTTTTTCAATTCTTTTTTGCTTGTTAATAGCTCTAATTGTATTAAAAGAGTGTAATAGACAATAAGTTAAAACGAGAATGATGACAGAGTGTGGGTAGGGAGCCCGAACCGAGCACTTAGAGCTGTCATAGCTTGATTAACGGTGGATGTACGTGAGCCAATATAATTTCCTGCAGGTCCGGCAGAGATTGTGAGTCCTATTAGTATTAGTTTACCTCCATCTACATACCAAAAAGGTGAAGAGCTGTCACCTCCAACAAGGGGTTCATTATGCCAGTCAGTTTTAGGTATGGTTGCTACTTGGTGCCACAATGTGTATTTTGTATTCCCGTTCCATGAACTTGTAGTAGGGTTTTTTTCAGTAGGTAGACAATATCCCACTTTACCGTTTTGACTAGGGCCGTACAGATAGTTCTTAAAGTCTTCTCTACCTATCAGTCTTTTTAGCTGCCACCCGCTTCCTACTTGATAAAACGTTGCACTAACCGGAGCATTTAATATACCTACTGTTGTATCATTTCCTATATCTAACGAGCTAAGAATGGTTCTAACTTCTACAGTTCCGTCTCTATTGTAGAATCTTGGGTTACCTACTTTAAAATGAGTGTTTGTTACGTAGTGAACCGGGGATACGAGGATCCCTCTGCCGTTTTGGCTCGGACTAGAAATCGGTCCGCTGTGTGCAATACCAGAAAAATCTAAATCTGTTCTATAAAAGTTAGGCCTGTAACCGCTTAGTGGGTTATAAAAAACTCGTAGCTGTGCGCCACCATATTCTCTGCCAAAAGACCTTGCGTTATATAATAAATGACTTGTAGGGAATACGGTAGTAGCTTGAAACCACACAGTGCCGTGTGTTTGAGGGGGTATGTTCCAGCCTGCTACTGTATAAGCTCCTCCGGTCCATCCTAAACTTGGAGGGTTGCCCCATTCCCCAATACCTTCCCGGGCGCTCAGCCATATTGTTTCACTACTGCTTGTAGGACCTACTACAGTCCAGTGTCCTAAAGATCTATTAAACAGTAAATGGTAGTTATCAACGTTGCTGAATACATCTCTGCTGTTGTATACGTTACCAGTTTTTATAAATTCTGCAGTTAGACCTCTATGCCAAGTAACCGGGTCTGTCGACATTCTGGTAGTTGCAGCTGTATATACACCTTTACCTGAGACTGAACTAATAGGACAAAATATTGTATAAGAGCTACATTCAGGGGTTGAGGAAATATACTCTGTAGGGGAAACAAACGCAGGGTAAAGTGGATCAATCTGAGGAAAATTATTTGTTGTATGGGTATAAACTTTACCTATATATACATCGCTAGCTGATGTTCTTGTTAAGTGTGTATTAGCCCAGAAATTACTATAGTTTAATATATTGCTTGAACTGTAAGATGATAAAGAAAAATAAAGAGATTTATGAATAACGTCTAAAACATTATTAGGTTGTAGAGTGCTAAGACCAGTAACGGTTGTCATAGTTACGGATGATAATAACGGGTAGTAGTCCAGTGTATCAGTATTAACGGTTAGACTTGTTAGCTCGGGGCAGTTAGTTATGGAAAGACTTCTGAGAGTAGGAGAGTAAGGTAGAGTAACACTTTTAATAGAGGACACACCGGTAAATGTTAAGCTTTGAATACCTGAAAGACCTTCCAAGGTTAAATTCTCAACTCTGGCGGCTCCTGTAACATTAAAAATATTAGCCCCGCTAAGTTTATCCAGATTGGCTTGTAAAAATATTTTATTATCCTTAATTGTGTAATCTGTACCGTTTTCAAATATAACCGGTGATGTACTTAAAGCTATATCAGGATAGAACGCTATCGGGTATAGCTCAGCATTCGCAATACTACCTAAAAATATGGTACCTGTGATAGGTTCAAAAACAGTATTATTGCCTTGATTAATCGCTTCTATAAGTTTACGACCAACATAAACGCGCTTAACTTCTGATAAATTCATATTATACTATAACGTACAGTGTATTTGGATTTTTTACAGCAATATCATTGTACTGAGTTTGAGTAACAGTTATAATATTAGATATTGCTGTCGCTGATGGAATCGTGGTTGTATCACTTACAACAAAACTAGATAAAGAAACAGTGTTACCTTGGGTAATTGAGAGTTGTTTATTAGAAGCGTTTACTGAAAGGTTTTGATGGCTGGTTATAAGGTTAGATAAAGTAACTGTGTTACCATTAGAAATAGATAACCGGTTACCTGTTGTATTGTATGAGAGTGTTGGGTACACAGTTGTTGTTGCGGAGATTAAAGCTGCAACACTTTCGATAGATGTTCTATACTCTCCGGTTCCATTTCCTTTATATCCTACGAGGTAATCGGTTAATGCTGGTGTTGTTTTTAACTCAAACTGGGAAAAATTAATTGTAGCCATTTACATTACTTATTAGTTATTGACCAGGTATTCGCCTGATAAAGTAGTTAAAAGATTACCTGGATACAATCCAACAAGAGATGTAATAGTCTCTTCATTTGCTACAATAATACCATCCCTCCAAGGTACCTGATAAGGTATAAAACTATTATATTCTGCTGTTCCAGAAGTATAGGGATTATAAGTGCTACGAATTACGTATTGAGTTAAAGTTCCATAGCCTGCCTCATTCTCTACTACGATATCAACATAACCCGGATCTGCAGCAGAAGGCATAGTAAAGGTTATAGTATTATCGCCATTAGAATTATAAGCCGAAGCAGGTAACTTCAAAGCATAAAAGCCGGGATAGGCAGCTGACAAGCGAGGTGAAGCCGAAAAAGGATTAAAGAAGCTGGTAGTAGGGAAAGGGTCACCTGAAAGATATACATTAGTAACTGCAAAGAATGATTTACCGTAAACACTAAACGTCTTCGAAGCAGAGGTAAAAACAAAAGGGGTATAAGGCTTTTTAATTAAAATAGCTGCCATATTAGTTAATAACTCGAGGTTGGGGTTGTGCTGATAGAGTAATACGCTTAGTAGTATCAGCGTTGAGAAGATCAAGGGAAAGCATTGAATTTAATCCTGCTTCAGTTGAGAAGTTAGAATTAATAGTAAAGATCTTAGAATCATCTCCCCCAGAAGCTTTAAACAGCCATCCTTTAAAAGTGAACGATGTATTGCCCTCTACTCGAGCTACCAGAGTACTATTAATATCATAAGGATAAGTTGCAGCTATATTACCCGACCAAACAACCTGTGAACGGATTTCATAGTCAGGCATTGAAGGGGTACGCCAAGATACAATAATAAAAGGATCAAAGTAAGGAATAAAGTTGGTTACTATTTGGTCGAAATCTTCTTGAAAGCGGGTAAGAATAGTCATATTGATAACAAGATCAATAGGAACAGGCTGTAAGAGCTTATTAGCCAGGGCAGGGTTTGAGGTAGTCATATAAGACCCTTGAATCTTATTAAAGACTCTATTAGGATCCCGAACAATGCCTCCGTTAGTTAAAGCAACAACCGGTAACTGAAGGTTCTGGGCCTTATCTAATAAATCTGCCAGCACTCTTTGCTTGGGCGCGTAAACAAACCTTACCTTAATAGAATCCTGAGGCTCTCTGTAACGATTATACCTCTTAACGATAATATCATCCATGGCCGAAGCAAACATCTGAACCATAGTCGAAATTTCGAAATCATAGGTGTACTTACGCATTATCTATTATTTAAGGGAATCTTCTTCTCCTGCTTCAAGCACATACTTAAGAACTTCGAGCTGTACTTTAGCCTTCCCTTTGAGTAGCGTCTTATCACTAACTGCATCTAATATCTCATTAGATCTTTGGTCTACGTAATGTCTGATAAACTCTAATACCTCTTGTCCTCTTGTTGACATATGGGCTTCAGCCTCAGCCTTACATATCTCTTCATAGTTAAAATCATTTACATCAATTACCCCAAACTCTAACTTTTCCTCAAAAATATTAAAATACAAATCCTGTCGATCTTTATAAAATTTCTGTATAGCTTTACGAAACTTTATAAATTCGTCTTCTCTTATTTGTTCTACGTCAACAACCATACAAACAATTATGGCTGTTAGAATAATAATGCTACTAAAGGACTACAACCAGTCTCCAATACTCTCTCTTATATTTCTTTCCCAAGGTGTCTCCGGAGGATATTCAAAAGGTATAAAAGAAGATTTAAATGAAAGGTTCTCTGGTAAAGTACTTTTGTTAAAGAATACTTCAAGTAAGATGTATTAGCATCGTAATACTCTTAGACAGTAAGAGCCTTATCAGTCAAACATATAAACAATAATGCTACTGGCGAAAATATCTCAGATAATCGTTCTGAGGGGTCATGTAAACCTCACTAGGGAGAAAATAATCCGGCATCCGGCGAACGATCTTAGGATTATTATAAGGGAAGGGAAACCACTTCCGGTCTCTATAAGTTGCCCAATAAGACAGGACATAACTATTAACCTGCTTTATATACTGCCCTTCACTGACTTTAAGTCTATACTTCTTAAACTTCTTTATAGATCTCTTCTCACAATCTAGCTCTAGGAGAATAGTATCTTGGAATGACTTTATAAGCTTCTTCTCGGTATAATCAGTTCCGGAAATCCACTTATCAATAGTCGTTATCCCCGCATCACCTCCGTCCCAGAGAGGGGACTTATCTAAGAACTGATCCAGGTGGCAGGACTCATGAACCAAAACATCAACCCAATCCTTTTTGCCTCCGGCTACCTTAAGGTCAGTCTCATCAAAGTAGCCTGAGCACTTAATGCCGTCAGCCATCACATAATCGTCCCCCGACAGATGAAACCCAATGCCATGATGCCGACAATCAGCTACCACCTTAGCTATAAGCTTCTGTACGTTGGTCATGGGGTAACTAAGGAGAGCTGGGCTATGTCCCGAATAAGTGATTGCTTGGTGTCAGGTAATGACAAGCCTAAAGCATCAATCTTATCTGTTGATAAAACACAGTTGGAACGATTAGCTTTGGTGTTCAGTTCAGAGAGAGAAATAAAACGCCAATCAGGATTAGATAGTCCGTGATCTTTAAGAATCTGAACCACATCTTCAGCCTTTACTGGTTGAGGGTTAACAACATTGTAAATTCCGTACTCGGGATGCTGGCGGATAAATTTAGCAACAAATACATTAAAGTCCTTAATAGAGGTCACTGAATTGAGCTCATTAATAAGGGTATCGTATTTGAGGAGCTTGGTGAAGTAGTTCTTCCGGGAATAATCAGAAGTGAAAGGAATCCGAATACGCAATACATAACACTTCCGTCCTTGGGCAAAGGTCTCAAAGACATGCTTACACTTTGAGTAGTAGGAAGAGTCGTCGGAGAACATTCCAAAGTTAGGGGTATCCTCTTCAGTGTATGCTTTGTCGTAACCAGAATAAATGCACCCCGAACCTACATGCACTACGGGAATAACGTACTGCTCACAGATACGAACTACCTGCATAGGGTAGAGGACGTTATAGGCATAGCAGAGCTCTTTATTGTCTTCGCAAAAATCAACATTTGGTACCCCTGTTAGTCCAAAAGCTATAATAATTTCTTTAATTTCAATATTATTTTCTTTTATATATTTCTCAAACACAGACGGATTAGTATAATCAAGCTCTGACTGAGAAAAAATCTTATAAGGAACTTTAGTATCCTTAAAGTGCTGGGCTAGATTAGAACCGACAAAACCTTTACCAAGAATCAAATAGTACATCTCTGTATTATACACTCAAATGAGACGGTATTCAACTTCTTTGAAGGCTTCTAAATCATTGCCTCCAGCATAAGAAACAGCTGATGCCAAATCCTGTCTAACCTCATTCATCTTCTGTTCGTAGGTCATCCCGTTCATAGGCATAGACAAGGTCCGTCCTTCAATGTTCTTCTTATTGCCGTTCATAGCAGAAGCAGAACCGAAGTAGAGCTTCTTAGTAGGATCAGTAGGGTCGACCATAGCCGGAGAATCAATACACCGGGCGAACATTGACCCAGCCATAACCATATCAGCTCCTGCTACTAGAGCCTTGGCAATATCTCCATTACAAGAAATACCTCCATCGGCGATAATGAGAGGTGCTACATAGGGAGGTGTAGAACCTTCTCCGTTACCAGCCATAGAATGAGACTCTTTAACTTCAGCAATCTCTTTTACGGTAGAAAACATAGGAGATGCAAACCCTGTCTTATTGTAAGTTGTGCAGGCTGCGCCCGGGCCTACACCAACCTTCACCGCATCTACATATGGCTTAAGCCGCTGGAAAGCGCTCCGTGTAGCAATATTGCCACCGATGATAAACAGCTCTGGGTAGACACAGCGTCTAAGTGCCCTCAAGTATCCTAACATACCGATAACCTCTTCATGGTCACCATGGGCCACATCAACAGTAATAAAGTCAAGTCTAAGCTTCTCGTCTACCACCTTAGCCAGGAACTCTACATCTCTCTGCTTAATACCTACTGAGATAGAAACAAAAGGTAGAAGATCAGAACACTTGTTCATTCTACGCATCCAGTTCAAGATCTCATCATAGTCATAAAACCGGTGAAGGATATAGAAGTAACCGTTCTGTGACAGCCAAGTAGCCTTCTCATAAGAGATACAAGAGGCCATGTTAGCCGGTACAATAGGAAGCTTAAAAGTAAAATTGCCTAACTTGACTGAGGTGTCAGCCTCTGAGCGCGATTTGAGATCAGAGTAATTAGGTACAAGGTGAACGTCTTTATAATTGAGAGATTTATTCATATCAGAGACTCCATAGAGGTTTTGTCAGTTAGCTTCTGTTCTAGTTCTGGACTTATCGAGGTAAAAGTATAGCTTCTATATTACATTCTTCAGGAGGGTAATCTTCATATTCCCCAGCCCACCAATGCTCGGTTGGTTCGCGTTTAACTTTTATCTGACTAACCTTCTTAAGAGCTTCGTAACCCGATTCATAACCCGAAACCAAAACAAGCTTATCAGGATCTTCTTTGGACAATAATTCAATTAGTTCTCTTACATTCATAATTCTAAGTACCTTTTAAGTTCGTCAGAATGATCCCAGCGAAGAGTCTCCGGCTTTTGGCTTCCAACCATATTAGGTATCTTTTTTGTAGTCATCCTACTGTCAATGATTATACCGTAATCTTTTCCAGTATCAAGATTCCAAGATTCATATTCTGAACCCATATGTAAACACTCAGGCTCCCTGACTGTGGTATGACCCACAATTTGCTTACCAATATCTATAGAAGGATAAAATTCTGCCCTCCAATCAAGCCAAAGAACCCCTCCCACACTATGATTACCTCCTCTGTGAACACCTGCTCCAGAGATCAGCCAATTATGATTGTATTCTAAGTTTCTAAAGTTACGCCAAACATCAGGCAATAATTCATTAATAAGTCTATCAATAGTATATCCATAGGGGAAATGTTGAATAGAAATTCCTCCATGCGATAATGTCCAACCTTGTGTTCTATATGCCAACTTAAAATTTTTAAAAAAGAAATCATCTTTAAGACCTTTATCAAAAAAACAATGACGAAATTTAGAAGCTTTTGATTTAGTGAATCCAGAACAGTAATATTTCAGAGTTTTAGAAATACCCTTGTCTGAAAAATTTTTATTTTCATATATATAAGAAACATCATGATTTCCCAACAGAAAAACAAATTTATCTTTATCGGGATGATCTAAAACAAGATGTTTAAGATAATCACAAGTATGTTCAAACGAAGCAACATAAGGAGGTTCGTAGAAGGAATCAAAAAAATCACCAAGAAAAACTACTTCATCATAGTTTTTTTCAATATCAAGAATAGCTTTTATGGTATCTACTCTTTGATGGATATCTGGAATAATAATAGTACGCATTATCTAATATTAGGTTCTTCTAAAATCATAGCTGGTAAAAACTTCTGTTCTACAATAATCTTCAGCTCATCAATTTGAGCTTGTAGTTCTCGGTTCTTAACCATCTGCTGAATATCAATTATAAAAAGTAATCCAAACATAGCAACAATAATAAGCATATCAATAGACTTCATATAAACAGTATATAGGAACTATCCTAATACTCAACCCCTATATGACCGAACCCGTTAACGTAATAAGATCTATTGAAGAGATCGTAGTTATGATAAACATTACCCCCTACATAGTACATCTTCTTTTTGTCTTTAGTCTCATATATCGGTCTTTTAAAGTCTACTCCGAACTTATTATAAGCTGACTCATTGACTTCCTTGGTATAATCAAACTCTCCCATAAACTTAGCATACGAATCAGGTCGGTCAGCAAACAGCCTACTCATATCATTGTAGGTACAGGAACAAATAAAAGTTGTGCTTAGAAATAAAGAAACAAGCTTAGTGTAGTTTTTAGTATTTAGTTTCATTGAGAATGTTTCTTACCATTCTAATAAAATTTGATTCATTTACAAGAGCTCTTTTTGCTTTTTCTAATTCTTTTGTTAAAATATTTTTAGCTTCTTCTCCAGACTTAAACATATCTGACCTGATCTGTATCGGGTAACCTCCTTTTGATCTCCAAGACTCAATGTATGGACTAAAATCATCTACAAGAATATTAGCGACTCCTTCTCTCATAGCATAGTCAGATTTGTTTTGAGGAAAGAACATTTCTTTAGGTAGAGGGTTTAAATGTTTCCTAATCCATTCTTTCTTTCCTTGAATACATCCTTCTTTGTCAATTGATGCAGGATGAGACAAAATATTATACCCTCCAAAAACATCGACGACAGCTTGTACTATTGCTTTAGTTATTTCGCCGTTAGTACCGAACGGCTCAAGGTCAGCAAATAACTCTCTTACGGAAGTAAAATGTTTCGTAAACTCTTTTTTATTAACCCAAATCTTTTTAATTTTTAGTTTTTCTTCTTTAGTGAGAAGTTTATAGTCTTTACCGTAAAATTTATGACCAACTGTATCAAATAGATTGGCCAGTAAGCCGTCCATATCGAGCATAACAGTTGGTAACATAATTGTATATTTATTATAATATACTTAAAATCTTATCTGTCTATAAAAAAAGATATTCAACAACCAAACATTAGCAAATTGTACCTCTATACTAAGTCCACATATGTCCCCGCCACTTGACCAGATCAGTAAGAACTTCAGTATCCATGTCTTCCATTTGACCTTCAAGCTTCTCTACTTTCCTGTAGTTAGAGGTGTCATAAGCTTCTTCGATTCGCTTTTCTAGAGTAGGACGAACAGATGTAATATATGTATAAGCCTGTTCGAGCCAGTCAACGAACTTCATAGCATCTCCTCCTGTGCCTTCCCAGTCAACTGTACCAGCCTTATACTCATCTTCATAAAAGGATTTAATGATCTCAAAACAGACACTCTGAAGAATACGATCTTTATCAACCCAATACCGAGGAATAGCTTTACGGACCCGGGAATGCTGAGGCTTCCACAAAGTGCGGATATGCTTCCAATAGAAGTCCCGAACAGGATAAGGGATATAGGAAAGCAAGTCTCGAACAACCCACCAGACCCTAGCTTTTAAAGTAGAAGAGTAAATACCCTCTACAGGGGGGTTAGTAATTTTTTTAACAATCATTGATTTTTTTGTTGTTGTATCTTAGCTTCTTTGTATGCGTCCAGCCATTCTGAAACCTGATCGAATGACCACTGATCAGACTTAGGAACGGCATCATTAAACTCTTTGTAGAGCTCTTTAAAGTCACCCCACAGACGAGGATCAATACTACAGCACGGAGCTCCTCCTCCAAAGAGTACTAAAGCTTCGTCGACTAATTCGTTGTATTCGCGTTGTGACATTCCAGCCATACACCCTATATTAGTAGCCATTTAAGGAACTGGCAACTAAATTATCTGTATGAAAAAGGTACTTAAACCTGCTGAACCAGAAGAAACTATTTACTATTCTGACTTCTCCGGTACTCTGTTCAGGCACTGTCCCCCGGTAACTGTTAAGATAGAATGTGATTACGGATCTGAATACGACGGGATAAGAGTAGAACTGCATCTAACGAACACTGAACTTAAACATTTGCTAGTCTATATAAAGGATCGGTTAAATGCCGAAAGTAAAGAACAGTTTTTAAAACAGCTTGCGTAATTAAAACTTCCTTTTATAATACTCTCTATGAAACAACCTATTCAAAAAGTAGTGCAGTCGCGCGAAGAATACTTCATTCAATTTACTGACGAAGAGCTCAAAGAGCTTAAAATGGAGAAGGGTCAAAAGTACTCCTGGGAAGTAGTAGACGGAGCCGTTAAGCTTACCCCTTACGTAAAAATGGAAATTGATATAACAGACTGGGATCGAAGCATCCTAGAAATGCTAGTACAAGAATCTTGCGAACGAGACGTCTCTGTTAATGATGTCATTAATGACTTACTAGAACAAGCTATTGAAGAACATTTAGTATAATATGGATACATTTAATATTATTTGGAAGTTTGCTGTAGTAGGCCTTCTCCTGGCCGTCACTGTCTCATTAGTTATGATCAAGTTCAAGATCGATGACATTGAGCGTCTACTAATTGTACCTGATGCAGAACTACCTGCATTTGAAGAACCATAAGATGGCCGAGAGTAGAATTAGCTGGGAAGAATACGCTTTACGCATAGCTCAAGTAGTAGCTCTTCGGTCTCAGGACCCGAGGCATAAGGTAGGATGTGTGCTCCTAAGACACGACAACACTATAGCTTCAGCAGGCTTTAATGGCGCCCCCTCTGGAGTAGAGATAGATTGGAATAATAGAAAAGAAAAGCTTCTTAGAGCTGTCCATGCTGAAATAAATGGACTGAGGATGGTAAGACCTGATGAATGCTATCTAGCTGCCTGTACCCTGTCGCCTTGTAATGACTGTCTAAAGTCCTTGGCAGCTTACGGGATTAAAAAGATCGTCTACCAACACGAATATAGACCCGATATACCTTATCCCTTTAAAGAGATAGCAAAAGAATTCGGGATTGAAGTAGAGCAGATTACTTTGATTTAGCTCTAACTTTCTTCTTAACTGCTTTAGTCATTTTCATCTTTTTAGAAGAATAAGACTTCTTAGCTTCGTTAAGAGTTGAATTAACAGATTCGAGAATAGTATTAAAGTGAGGTGTGTTGATGTTCATATTAAAAATTAGTCTTCAAATCCATATGACATAGCACCGGGCTGGGAAGCCATATAATCTTTATAAACTTTGCCAAAAGAGCGCTCAAATTCTTTACGGCCAATATCTTCAATATCTTCTTCACCAGCTTCTAAAGCTTCGATATCCTGATCTGAATTCTCAGCTGAAGCGTATTTGATGGCACCAGCTCTAATCAAAGCGCTAACAGCCTTAGTGGCAGAACCTACATCAGTACCTCCGCGTTGAACAGCCTTAACGAGATCAGATCCTTTTTGAACTTGGTCGGCGATGTTCTCAACACGAGCATAATAAGTCTTAAGATCGTCTGAGAGCTCAACACCAGCACCTGACATCTCATCAGGAGTTAAAATTTCATATTCAGCTTCGTCCATAAAACGAGCAGCCTTAGGTGCCTTAGGAGCAGCAGGCTTGCCGTTCTCTACAGGCTCGGCATCTTCTACGGCAGCTTTAACTTCTTGTCTAGATACCTTAGCACCATACTCCTTCTTAGCAGCACCAAGCTGGGAAATAAGTCTTGCTGTATAACCTGCTACAGCTCTACCAGCACCAGGAATCTTAACTCCTTGCTCTTCTTGAATACTTTTAACAATTTCAATTAAAGCATTTGTGATAGAAGCCCGATAAGCATCTTCGTTGTTAGCAGGATTTGTACCACCTGGGAACACTTTGTCGTAAAGCTCTTTAGAAATCATGTCGACTACTTCTTCTTTAGATTTACCTAAAACATCAGCTAATTTACCGATGAGGTATCCACCACCAGGAGCTGATCCAATACCTGATTTAAGTGATCCGGAAAACGTTTCATATTCAGCACCAACAGGTGTAAGTTCAGTTAGGAGTTGTTCAAAAAGAGAATCAAAATTTTTAGTTGCCATATGTATATTATTTATACAGAATTGGTCTGAATCTCTAGGATCTTATTGAGATATTGTGAAGGGTTGGTAGATTTGATTCTAACCTTTGCTAGTCTGTTATTAAGCTCTTCATGCATGCCTCCTAAGCCCTGCACCCTATAATCAAAATAAGCCAGTCCTTCCTGGGCGTACTCTTCAACTCTAAAAGGGATAGGAATCTCAAACGACTCTTTAGTATCTTTAGAAGTTAATAAAGTGATATGAAGATAGTAATGGGTGCGTTTAAACAGAACTAGCCTTCCTTGCTTTATAGTCTTCTGTCCTAAAATAAACTTAATTGGTGATTGAAGAACTCGGGTGAGAAAAGCCTCTCCGGGCAACTCTTCTAAATAGGCTGAAGGTACGGATATCATAATATTACTTGTTCATAAAGGCAGCCTTCTGAACTGCCGGCATAGGTGCAATCTTGTCATTGAAGTATTGCCAAAACTCTTTAGGATCAGGAGAGGTCTTGATAACGGCAACCACCTCCACATCATTACAGTTAATGCATCTATAATTCTGCATAAAAATATCCCAGGTGATGATAAGGTTCTTAGAAGCTGGGTCATACTTAGGAGGTTGAGTTGCCGGTTCAAAGTTGAGGATATTACGGCCGAGTTGAGACATAAGAAGACCTCTATCATTAGTGCACAGCATTCGGCGATAATCACCGAACCCAGCCTTCTCAATACGTCTTTTAAATCTCAATTCAACAACATTAGTCATCAAAAGCTGAGCTAATGCTGCACGGCCTAATCTCATTTCTTCTTTTTATCTTTCTTCGATTCTTCTTTTGCCATCGGTCTACAAATACCGAAGATGCGTTCTTCAGATAGAAAAATAACCATCTTACCATTCTTTTGAATTGACTGCAATCCTCTATCTCCCGGGAAAATAATAATGTCATTTGGCTTAACTTGCTTGCATGCCGGGCCTGCAAGAATTACTCTAGCTACACGCCAAGCCCTGTGATCGATTACTGACTTGGGTAGATAAATTCCGTTACGAACAATCGATTCTCCATCTGGACTAGTATCAACGTACTCTGCAGAAATTACATTAGACAAAAGTTCTACAATTTCGTAGTCTTCCGGTAAGGGTAAGTCTTTATAATCTTCAGGTGCGATTCCGTTGTTTTCGGCAGCAAGGCCGGCCATTGAGTTAGCTATCATATATGTTTAAATTTAAGTTAATTGTTCAGTAAGTTCCAGTAATAGTTTCGTTTCTCTCTGTGACAGTTCTAGGTTCTGGGATAGATGTTCTATTCTATCATCCTCTTTAGTCTTCTCGTGTTTGACTTTCTTAATATAGTTGATCCGAGGCATAAACTTCTGCTTAGGAAAAAGCCTTAGCAAAAGCCTGTAATGCTGCTCCTTGTCCATACTACCCAGTCTATTAACACTCTCGTTAATAGCAGGACAGACTTGAGGGGTAAAGAAGGACAGCCACCGATTGATGAGAAACGGAATGTACTCGTCTAAAGGCAGACTGCCCTTCTTGAACACAACAACGTCTTTAAGATAGTCAAATATCGTCACACTACAACTTTCGTGGTCGCTACAAAGACCGAAGTTAGAATCTCATAAAAGATACCTTCAACTTCAGTCATAAAGTCAACAGCCTTCTCTTCAGAAAGGTTGGTTGAATAGGCAAATGAAGGTGCTTTAGGACCGGCATTAATATTAATACCGAGATGGATTAGAACGGCTCCGTTCTTCTCAGCTGCAATACTAACTGAAGCCTTCTTATACTCATCTCCGTCCTTGACCATAATGTCGTCTCCGTCAACATAACCATCAGTCTCCAGATACTTTGAACAGAGTAAAGAGCCGACCTGAGCATTAAGCAAGCGCTGGAACAAGGTACCACCCCAAAGATCCTTACCAGGAATCTCCATAAGGAAATTCATAGCTGACTCAGAATAGATATAGTCTTTGTTAAGAGAATCCTCGAGGTCGATAAGGTTCTCGATCACAGTCATGGGAGCAATAAAAGAAATAATATTGCCCAAAGGGTTAACTTCCTTCTTGTAAAGCTTGTAAGCTAAGCGTTCATGTAGCGCTTTACCGCAGTAGTAATCAGATCCAGTTAACTCTTTTAGTTTATCGCGTTTAATAATCATAGTGTGTAATAATATAAAGGCTATTCAGACTTCTTCAAGGCACTTTGCCATTTATCTTTAAAAATGTTATTAGAATCTTCCCAGTCCTGAGACATAAACGAATTGCCCAGGCCATGATGCAGACAGTAAACAGGATAGGTGCCCATAGTTAGCTTCTTCTCATTAGCCAAAAGACAGGAAGAAATGTCCCAGTGGTGAAACTTAAAGTCTTCGTCCAATTTAAAGCCTACCTCTAGAGCTCTCTCAACGTTAACACACATAAACAGTGCATCTAGAATTAGAGCTCTCATAGGGGTCGGTCCAAAGGTGGTAACAATCTGTCGGGTATTGTCTACTTTGAGCTGATTGCCTTCCTGCCAACAGAGAGGATGACTGACAGAGCCGGTTTGAGATTCACGCTTTGAACAAATGTGCCATAAGTTCTTATCTTTTAGTTCAAACGTAGCACCTCCCGCCAGACCGGTAATATCCCAAGGCGACTGGTTAAGCTTCTCTACTAAGTTCAAGTCATGGATCTCCAAGTCGTCGTGTACAAAAAGTAGTAATTTGTCCTTATTCTCTTCAGTCAGATAGCGGTTGTAGACTTCAGGTAAGCCGGTTGAGTTATCCTTAACTACTTCAAAGTCGAACATTGACTTGTCGTATCTCCTGTCACAGAGCACTTGTAAAGACTTAGCTAGAGGTCTTTGCTGAAACTCTTCTAGAGTCTTAGCTTTAGTTGCGGTTACGAGTAATACTTGTTTCATAAAATAAAATAGGGGTTGTCATAGTTAAAGGTCTGGTACATTTCAAACTGCATTCCGTTAAATTTAGTCACTACTCCGTCTTGTTCAACTATATGAGAACCTTCAAAAGAGACTGAACAAAAGCTATCTTCGTCCATATGTAGAGAGGAGCCGGCTTTAACTAAGAAGATCTCACCAGTAATAGAATTATAGATCCAGGAAGTTAAAAGGCCTTTATAACGTTCGTAGGTCTTAGCTATGTCGCCTCTCTTCCAATACAAGTCATAGGGAACCATAGCCGAGTCGACATTAAAGGCCATACATGTAGCTTCAGTCTTCAGTTCATTAAAGTTCTGAATGATTCCGTTCTGTGCCACAAACCAATTCTTAAACGAAAAGGGATGTGTAGTCTTAGGTGAAAAACTTTGACTAACAGTATTGGTCGGAGCTCTTGAATGAAACAAACAGTAGACAGGGAACTCCTCTGTACGCTTCATCTCTTCTTTGAGATAGTCGAGTTCAAAGATATCCTTTTGCTTTAGTAAGACAAAGTTGTTCTGGGTCACTCCTAAGAACCCTGATGACTGATAACCTCTATCAAGACCTAGCCTGTAAAGAGTATATGCTTTCTCGAGGTTAGAACTGCCTGCTACAGAGCACATTAGGACATTATAGGCTGACACCCATACTTAGTCCAGTCAATGTCTATAGCATACTTAACCGGATCAATTAACTTTGCGTCTATAAAGCCGCGCAAACGAGCGGCACAAGCCGGGCATTGAGAACAGCCCACCTCTTCCCCATTATAGCAGGTTAACGTCTTAGAAAAATTAATACCGAGCTCTACGCCATATTGAATAATTTCCTTCTTAGACATCTTAATAAGCGGCGCCTGAACTTGAATAGTATTCTTTCGGTTAAGCGCTAAAATAGAGTTATAAAGTTCAAGGTAATGATTTGTACAATCCCAAAAACCGCTCGTGTCGTCTGCCATAGCAGCACCATAAAGAATAGTTTCTGCTCCAATAGATTCAGCATATCCAGCAGCAATTGAAAGCATTACTGTATTACGATTTGGAACATACGCCAAAGTTTGAGCTTCTCCAATTACCTCCGCCATTTTAGGCACATTAATATTAGGATTAGTTAAAGCAGATGCAGTAGCTAATTTAGCGTAAAATGTCAAATCAACAATAATATGTTGTTGAATCTTTTGACCTTCACCAACACCTAAATCAGCTGTATAATTAATAGCTTTATCAATTTCAAGTTTATGTCTTTGATTATAGTTATATGTTAAACAATAAACATCTTCAAAGTTCTTAATAGCATGATGTAAGATTACTGTTGAATCCATCCCCCCGCTGTATATAACAACTGATTTAGTATTAGACATTACGATATTGTATAATAAATTTTAATTTTTGCAATATATGTGTCTTTCATATTTTTCCACAAATTCTAAAAAGATTTTTATGGGGAAACTATTAGTATAATGTATTCCCTCACTATGCATGTACCAGATTTTAACCCATTCTGAACCAAACCACAAACCCAAAAGTTCATTATCACTACAAAATTCTTTTTCAAAATCTTCTTGATGGCTAAAGACCAAGTCTTCCCATTGAGATAACTGTTTAAGAGTTTCTTTTTCTGCTCCAATATTTTCTGCGATTGATCTGTATTCTTTAAGTTCAGCTATAAGTTCGTTTCGTTCTTTGATAATTCTTTTGGCACATTGTCCCAAAGTTTCTAATTCGCCTTGAGAATCTCTATCTATCTCATTTGACAAAGCATCATAAACCTCATCATAAAGAGCTTCCCATTTTTTTGCTTCTTCTCTGTAAATTTCATTCATCTTTTAATCTCCAGTCTTTTTTGATATTTAATTTCCATTTTCAAAAATATTTCCCACGACTTCTAAATGATCAAAGTCAGAAAGATACACAAAACTATCTACAAATTCAAGAATAAAAGCAGCTTCTTCGTTGGAATATTTGCATGTATATACAATACCAGTTTTGGCTTTTACCAAATCTCCTTCATAAATTTCTTGAAGATTTTTATCCAACATACCTGTAAATTGTTGAATAATATGACCTTGTTTAACGAAAGTATCCATTGGATAATATTGGATATAATCCTCTACCCAACATTTTTTCTTTTCGTCGTAAACTCTAAATTTAAATGCTCTCATTTTAATTAGAAGCTATAACGTTTCCAGATTGTGTCTTTATAACTACATTTTCCAACTCTTTATCTTTAATAAATTTTATTTTTTTGTTTTTAAATTGAATATGTCCTATATAATCTGGTATAGATATTCCAGAACATTTAACAGGACTCCATTGAAATACAGGCAACTTTTCAACAAATTCCATAGCATTATTAGAACATATCAAAGTGGGTTCGGTTTCTGTTAAATGAATATCAGCATACTCATTTAGAAAAATAATAAATTCTCTACAGGTTTCTATTTTCCAACCAGAGCTTTTATGACAATCAGAATTTAGTTTAAATGCTCTCATGTAATAGGTTGAATCAAGTTCTTTTCATCCTCAAAATATTTTTTATCCTCTAAAGCTTTCATGGCTACTGCAATTGCACCACAAACAACAATAAAACAAATTAGAAACAGTTCATGCCATATAGTCATTTTAAGTACTCTTTTATTGTATCATATAATGAAGGAATGTCAAAGCAGATTTCATTACCCTCTTTGTCAAAGGCTTTTAGAGGTCCTCCTGATAAAGATTCCTTCTCATACAAGTACCAATAGATCCATTCCGTTCCTTCTTCAGTAAAAGCTTCTACCATCAAAG